AAATTCCATGGGGTATGAGGATGTCGATATGCAGGTCAAACAGGGTGATCTTCAATCCACTCGTGCCCGCGCCCATGAAGCGGATATTATCAGCCAGGGCAATTGATGATGGTACGGTCAGGTTGGTATCCGTTGGATAATCGGGAGCGAAGCTAATCTTCGCCGCGGATGTGGCCTTGATCTGCGCCTGCGCCCACATAACAACCGCCTGGATGGTCATAGCCGCGCCACTTTACTGAGTAGCAAAACTATATCCGGGTCCAGCGTTGGGATAACTACCGCCTGCCCCATATCACCGCCGCCAGCCACACCAAAGGGTGCGGCCTTGCGCATCCATAAGCGAAAAGCCTGGATGAAGCAGGCACGGGCTACAAGCTCGGGAATCGTGGCAGCATAGCCAAACTTACCCACGATCTTAACGCCCCTTGGATATAGCGGAAAAACCTTGGTTCCAAAATTCGCCAATTCAAGGCGGGTATAAGGCACCCCGTCAAGGATAGCATTGAATGGGAGCAGGTCATAATCGGTCGCTGCCCAGGTATCGGTATAGCCCCGGCTGCCATCCAGATCAGTGGCAAGGGTTGTGATTGAGATAATGTCGTCCGGGCATTCAAACTCATCTGTTTTGGTTGCGGTGTAATAGCGTGTCTCATCGTTTGTCGTAGTATAAAAGCGCCGGTGACAATGTTCATCAATCAGGCGTGATACCGCTTCGATGGTTGCGTCGAGCTCAAGGTCACGATTCGCGTCGGTTCCCTGTATGTTAGCCAGAGTTTTGAATTTTGCCAGGGTTAAGTAACCGTTGCTTATGGTCACGTTTTACTCCATCACATAAACATAGACGCCGCCCTTATGGGAGTTACCACCCTGAGCGATAGTGAGCTGCAAGGTTCCAACTACTGCTTTCATAATCAGGTTATCGCTGTTTGACACGCCGGTATCGCCGCAGGATGACGACCGCGGATACAGCGCATTGTTGTCTGTATTCGCATCCGTCAGGGTTATGATCGTTTTAGGTTCTTCGCTTTGGATGACTGCCAGGGTCAGGTCAACGCCATCAGACAGCGTGCCTTTATCCTCATGGATACCGTAAAGCAGGCCATTCACTGCCCGCGTTGCAGTGACGGTCAGGGTAGTACCGCTGCCATCAGTTGTCCCGATGAGAGGAATTACTGTGAACATGGTCTCTACGCTCATATTATTACCTCTGCTTTTTTACAACGGTTGATTTTTCTTTTGGTCGAATCATTTGTTTTGGTTCAGCCGGTTCCGGCAATGGCTGGAATTTCGGTTTGGATTGCTTATATGCCTCAGCCGTATCATTGGCAATCATACCCAGCGCAAACTCGTCATCCAACTCAATCACATCGCCGCGGTCATAATGTACTTCGCCGGTTTCACGTCCGCCGAATCCTTTTAGCAATTTGATTTTCATTATTTCTCGCTTTCTACCGGTTCTGGTTCGCCAGCTTTGTCCGTATCCAACTCGGCAATCAGCTCGTCAATTGCCTGTACAGCGCCCTGAAGAGCATATATGCTGCGCTGGTATTCCTCAGCCTGGTCAAGATAGACTTGTCTCTTTTCTAGCAGCTTCTCCCGGGTCAGCATTATGCGCCGCCGGTTCTGTTGGTTGCGTCGTTGGTACACATGATATAAAACACCGTACCAGCGTCGTCAACACAGCGGATGGAGTGAGTAATCGTTTGGGTCGTATGCGCAGCCAGAAGCCCAGCGCTTGCCACAGTCGGCAGGCGGAACAGTTTTTTGATTGGTACGCTGCCAACATCAGTAATACGAATAAAGGCCATTGTCGCCGGTACTGTATTATTAGCGCCGATATAAGAATCAAGTCCCAGGGGTGCGCAGTTACCATTCAGTGTGCGGGTATCGGCCGCGGCTTCAAAGGTAATGCGCGCGCCGAACGCCTGCCCGGAAATGGCAGCAGAAGCATCAAGGGCTACTGTTGCATGTATCCCGTTTAATGTTCCACCGGTTGCAGCCGCCGCATTTTGAGCAACTGCTCTGGCACGTACTGCTTCGCCAGCACCTACACCGGCCATATTTAAACAGGCATAAATTGTTCGGTTGTCATCATTGCCGCTGGATTTCATCCATAAGCCGACTCCATTTTTATTTTGTGCGCCGACATTAAATGGATTGGTTGCGTTGCCAATGCCCCAGAATTTAACGTTTGATGCTGGTCGAATTGATTTTACATTGAGCATTTCAAACTCTCCTTTTATGGGGGGATTGCTCCCCCCATACTTTGAGAAAACCTTAGTTGCTAATTAGGACTGTTATTGTCCTAAACTCCCACGTAGTAGGTCACGGCGCTGGCCTCAGTATCCCGCTGGATCAAGCCGCAGCGAACCATCGCAACAATTTCGTTGCTGTCACTGTTGGCGAAACGGGTCGTTTCCATCGTCATGCGCCTGCGCCAACCAAATTTCCACTGGTCCCAGCGCACGGCCAGGATTGTGCCGTACAGGTTGCCGCTGTCGGTCAGGCTAATGTCGCCGGCCGCAGTCGATAAACGCTTGGCAGAGTTCTTGCACATAGCGCCACTGATATTGACCGGATAACCCCACAAGCTGGTTATCTTGCCGCCTTCAATGGTTGGGCTTGAGAACACATCTTTGGTCAGGAGTTCGGGCAGGGTCAAGGTTTTGAAATGGGTTGAGGCGTCGATGATAAATCCAACTTTAGTAACGTCCAACGCATTCCGTCCGCCGGTGCCCATCAGTTTGACAGTTTCCAGATAATCGGTCACATCCAACCCGCCAGCCGCCGAACGTGAATTCGCAGCGGTGGTGATCAGCGCGCTCATGCGCATGCCATTCCAGACCGTGTACCACTTGCCAGCCGTTCCGCCAGCGCCATCGGTGGCATTGATATTGGCAACGCTCAAAGTCGGGTCGCCGTCAATGACAGCCGATTCGAGATACTCAGCGCCGCTCGCGGCTAACTGAGCCCTGAGTTGTCCGGTAAAGGGGATCAAAGAACCTTCATCAAGTTCGCCGGTCCATACCACACGCGCTCCCAATTTCGCCAGGCTGAGTAAAACACGCCCGGTGCCTAACGCAGAAGCGGCTACGGTCGGAGTTGGAACAGCACCGGCGGTAACACTCGTGAGATTTTCTGCCACGTTATACCAGACCGGATCGGTCGATTCGAGCGGCAGGTAAATGCTCTCATAGTCTTGCGGAATTTCCACCTGGGGAAGTTTGTCTACCACAAACGTCCCAATGCGGATGGCTTCCCACAACGCATTCGAGTAGGCAATCCCGACCCACTCATCGCCATAATTGGCGAGGGTTGAATAGTCGATTTCGTCGGCCTTGACGCCTGCCATCTTCATGGCATTGCGCCCGATTTCGCCGGTCTCGCTTTTGTCGCCAGCCAGCTTTACGGCCAGGGCTTTGTAAGCGTGAGGCGAAATGTTCTTGTGAGCTGAGGCCAACACGCCGATTAAAACGGCCTGGTCGCCAGCGTCAAGATTATCATATTTCCACAAGTCGCCGTCTTTAGCGATAGTTGCAAATCCCCCGCCGCCCGGTAACCGGCGACCTTTAGCGACCTCTGCTTCCCATTTTGCTTTTTCAGCTTTGACGGCAATTTCTACCGCCACATCGAGAGCCGATTTCTTGTCGGCCTCGGCTTTATCTTCGGCTGCACGGGCTTCTCGGTCGGCCTTCAATGCAGCCCCGATCATTTCTTGAATCTCTTTTGTTTCCATTTCTAAAACTCCTTTGGCTGATTTAGTACCGATAGACGCCTGAGCATTCGCGACGGACTGCGCTTCCGCGCCTCTGCCGTCAGCCTGTGGCTCTTGTTCTTCGGGATAATCGGGCATAGTCATGCCCGCATTTTCAAACATCATTTTTGCGGCTGGCATGGCAACCGCGTAAGCGTTTGCTGGTTGTCGTTTGCCATCCGCATCGAAAACAGAAATACCAATCAGCGGCCAGTTAGTGATTTCGCCGGTCGCCTGGTTGAAACGCACATACTGACTGGCGCTATCACTGGATGCGCGGGCGATACCGTTTTTAGCTGCATCCCATACCCGTTTTGCTAATTCCAGGGTCTTATCCAGGATCGCTTTAAACCAATAACCTTTTGCGTCTTTATGGTCAAACTTAGCCTTGCCAACTATGACGGGCTCACCCATTGGTTTACCGTTGGGATCGCGCCCGTGGTAGTAATACACAGGGATTTCAGGCATCAACTCCAGGTGTAAATTCGTCTTGTCTGAAAAGTATTGCCCGTCGGTATCTTTGCCTTTGAGTGGGCCGCCAAATGGCACGCCCAAAACATCCAGCGTCCAATCGCCCGCAGCCTTGACCGCGCCAACTTCCAGGGTCAAGATGTTGTAGACTTCGCCCTGCCAGGCGGACTTTGCCGCGGGTTCATCGCTGTCACTGGCTTCAAGCTGTACACTCAGGTCGTGGATTTCTTTGGCCTTGGTGCGCACTTCTCGGATT